GGCGAAGAGATAGAAGCAAAGTGTTAGATTTTTACAACGAAAGACGTAGACAATTACCATACGTTCACCCTAACGATGCTCACAAAGCATTGGTTACGCTTGAATCGGAGTATGATGTAACATTAGTTACGCAAAATGTTGATGACTTACATGAAAGAGCTGGTTCATCAAAGATTTTGCATTTACATGGTGAGTTGACCAAAGCTAGAACTTGTTTTGGGATGAATAACCCACTACTTGTTCAATCCCAAAAGGTTTATGATATTGGTTACAATGACATTAATATGGGTGACAAGGATGAAGAATATGACGCTCAGCTAAGACCACACATTGTTTGGTTTGGTGAGTTTCCTTTTTATTTTTACAATGCGTTAGAAGCGTTTATTGAAGCTGATATAATCATTGTAATTGGTACAAGTATGAACATTGGGTATACTTACAATTTCTTTGAGAAATGTAAACGTGATACACCGATTTACTTTGTTGACCCAGCACCAACAAAATCATTGGGTCTTGAGTACCCAGAGTTAAACATTACATACATTGAAAAGGGTGCTGTTGAGGGTGTAACACAATTAGTTAATAATCTAATGCTACAAGCCATTGGAGATGATAAAAACGACAAATAATGAGCGTAATTAAATTTGAATTAAAAGAAGAACACGTAAAATTACTAAAGAACTTAAGATGGTCTGTTAACCTAGATGGTCATATTGCAGGTATTGGTCATGATGGTGTGGAATATAACGAACCTTTTGGTGAAGATGATATATATGAAGCTATAGACATAATATTAAACGGTAAACCAACTGATTTTGACCCGTTTAATGTTGAAGAAAAACCTAAGTATTCTGATGAACAAAAAGAAACTTGGGATAAATTATACCATGAACTTCCAACAGCTTTGGATGTTGTGTTGTATAACGGTAGCTACGAGTTAGGTCTTTACAAAACAAAATGGCATGATAGAGTGTGGAAGAAAATAAACTAAAAACAAATATATGAAACTTAAACTAATTTTATTTTTCCTAGCAGCTTTGCTAGTCATAATCATATTCAAAATGGTATTCGTTGGTGTGGTTATCTTTGTTCACCTTGTGAAATACATAGCCATAGCAGCTGCAATAGCCTATGGCGCCTACTGGATAAGCAAAAAATTAAAAAAAGATGAATAACCATTTGGTTATTCATTTTTTATTTTGTATCTTTGCTAAAAATTACAACTTATGTTAGAATCAGTACTTATAGCAATTGATGGTCGACAAGATTTGGCCCAAGCTATCCTTAACTCAATCAAACAAATAAAAACAGACCCAATTGTTATTGATACTGTTAATTCACAGAAATTTTCCGATGGTGAATTATGTGTTGACTTTACCAATTCTATTAGAGGTAAAAGAGTTTATTTGTTAACCAGCCCAAATAACTCTGATGAAATCATCAAGTTAAATTTAGCTATTGACGCTGCAAAGCGTGCTGCTGCTAAAGAAATTGTTGCTATTTTGCCTTATTTCCCTTATGCTCGTCAAGACAAGAAAGACCAATCTCGTGGACCAATCGGTGCCAAGGTTATGGTTGAAATGATTGAGCATCGTGGAGCGACTGGTGTAATTACATTTGATTTGCATGCAGACCAAATTCAAGGGTTCTTCAATATTCCAGTAACACACTTGGAAGGTAAAAATGTATTCGATAACTACATTGCTAGTATCTACAACGAAAACACAATATTGTGTGGACCTAATGAAGAAATTGTTTTATCTTCGTGTGACGCTGGTGGTGTTAAAAGAGTTAAACGTATGGTAACCAAACTTAAAGAAAAACATTCTATGGATGTTAATTATGTTGTTATTGATAAAACTAGGACCAAGGCTAATTCAGTTGAAAGTGTTACAATTATTGGTGATGTTAACGATAAACATGTTATTATTGTTGATGATATGATAGATACGTTTGGTAGTGCTGACAAAGCGGTGGAAGCTTTAATAGAAGCTGGTGCAAAATCAGTGAGGATGATAGCTAGTCATGGGGTTTTATCTGGACAAGCATTGGATAGAATAGCTAAATCAAAATTAACTGAGTTAATTATTAGTAATTCATTACAATTAAACGTATTAGAAAATCACCCTGTTTTTAATAAAATCAAAGTTATTAGCCTTGAAACACAAATCGCTTATGCTATAACTTCAATCAATTCTAGAAGTAGTTTTGAAAAAATTTCGAGTAATAGTTGGTAAAATACGTTTTTTTACTCTTTTTGTGATATTTATTAATAAATAAAATATATTATGAAAAAGACACTTACAGACGTAGAAAAAATTGATTTAGTTACACTATATTTAGATGGTGTATCTATTAAAGAATTAAGTAAAAAATATGATAGAGCTGAATCATCAGTCAGAGATTTAATTAAACGAAGAGGTGTTAAGTTAAGACCTTTAACCGAAGTTAATAGAAAATTTGAAATTCATGAGGATTTTTTTAATGTGATTGATACCGATGAAAAAGCTTATTTTTTAGGTTTCTTATATGCTGATGGTAACGTTAAGACTAACAAAAACATGGTTGTTTTAGTGTTGAAAGAGAGTGATAGAGAAATTCTAGAACGTTTAAATAAACTAATACATGTTGATAAACCATTATTTCTAGAAAAAAATAAAAGAGATGGTGATAGGGAAAATACAGTTGGTATTAGAATATGTAATAAAAACATAACTGAGAAGTTAATCAAACACGGTTGTCACCCAAATAAAACATTTACTTTAACATTTCCAGAATGGTTAAATGAAAGTCTTTATAGTAGTTTTATACGTGGTTATTTTGATGGTGATGGTTATATTGGTATTATTCGTGATTCCAGAAAAGATAAGAATGGTGTGCAATATGATAAATATTATCATAAGTTTACACTTACTGGTAATGAAGTGTTTTTAAGAGAAGTCGCTAATGTGTTTAAACAATATTTAGATGTCAACACATCTTTTGAAATTAGGTATAAAGATAGGGACAATGGAATTGTTACTATGACTATTAAAGGTGGTAATCAAATAATAAAACTTTACGATTTTTTATACACTAAATCTAATTTATTTTTAAATAGAAAACATGAAATTTTTAAAAAAATAAAAAATAATTAACAAATATAAAGAATTAAAAACAAAATATGAAATTAAGTGATAGAATAAAAGAGTTTTATGAGAATAGAACAAAAACGTTTTTACCAAGACGTATGATAACAATAATTAGACTTGATGGTAAAAGTTTTTCAAAATGGACAAAAAATTTAGAAAAACCTTTTGACGATGGTTTTAGTGATGATATGGATGCAACAGCGGTTTATTTATGTGAAAACATACAAGGCGCTAAATTTGCGTATACACAATCTGACGAAATAACTGTGGTATTAACTGACTTTGATTCTTTAGATTCTCAAGCATGGTTTGATTATAATGTTCAAAAAATGACTAGCATTTCAGCTAGTCTAGCGACAGCCAAATTCAACCAATTAAGAATGTTTAGGGAAGGTTATGACTCAGAATATAAATTAGCGTGTTTTGATGCTAGAGTTTTTCAAGTTCCAGACATCGAAGAAATGATTAACACAATAATTTGGAGACAACAAGACTGTACTAGAAATAGTGTTAGTATGGCTGCACACGCTTTGTTAGGTCACTCAGCCACTATGAACAAGTCTAGTGATGAAAAACAAGATATGCTTTTCAAAGAAAAAGGTGTCAACTGGAATGATTATAAAGTCAAATACAAAAGAGGTGTTGTTATAAAAAAACAAACCATTTGGGTTGATGGTCAAAACGGTGAACCAGTTCAAAGAAGCAAATGGCTTCCAGACTACAACATACCAATTTTTACACAAGAAAAAGAATATTTGTATAATTTGATTCCAGTAATTCAAATTACTGAGGATAATATTGCATAATTCACATTTTTTGTGTATATTTGTTAAAATAACATTTTGATAATATAAAAAATTAATGAAGTTTAAAGACCTTTCGGTAAAAGACAAACAACACATTTATGATGTTTATCATAAAAAAGATGATGGCCCATGGGAAAAAAGGGCGTCAAAATTAGGTGAACATTTCGGTGTTTCTGAACGTACTATTAGGAAATGGTGTGCTGAAAAATTAGGGTTTAAAGAAAAAGTAGATTCCGAACCTGAGCAGTATATTAAAGCAAAAGAAAAACAGCATGATGCTGAAAAAAAACGTTTTATAGTTACGTGGGCACAAAACAACACACCAGTCCATAAGAAACTGTTGAGAAACATGGAAGCTTATGCTGAATTTATTGAAGCTGAAATCTTGGTAATCGCTGGGAGATACAAAAACCCTACGAGTATCTGGACACAGAATAATAAAAACGAAGAACATTGGAAAAAAGAGGTTGAACCTTACTTGGATGCCAACAGACATGACGTACATAGATTTGTGTCGATTATGTCAGATATCAAAGTACAACCAACAGCTGTAAACCCTATGACTGGAATGCAAGCCCTTAGCGGAGTTAATTCATGTATCTTTGGTAGTCCGAAGGTACAACTAGAGATGATTCCCGTGTTGGAAGGAAACAAACCAAAAATCATGCTTACCACTGGTGCGCTTACAATGAAGAACTACACTGATGCTAAAGCTGGTAAAGTTGGAGAATTTCACCATACGTTTGGTTTTGCTATTGTTGAAATAAAAGATGATGAAACATTTTTTGTTAGACAAGTAACTGCCGATGATAAGTCTGGTAATTTTACAGATTTAATCTATCGCGTTCATGATGGTAGTATTAGTCAAATAAACTCAATAGCAGCTGCTGTGTTGGGTGATATACACTACGGTCACCATGACCAAGAAGTGTTAGACACTACACTATCATTTTTGAACAAAATAAAACCAGAACATGTTGTGTTGCACGATGTGTTTGATGGTGATTCAATTAGCCACCACCAGATGAAAGACCCTTTTATTCAATATGGTAAAGAAATGACTGGAACCAATGATTTGGAGAAAGAGGTTAACGCAATGATGGTTGGTCTTGAACCATTTGAGAAATTTAACAATGTGGTAATTGTAAGAAGTAACCACGATGATTTCTTGGATAGATGGTTGAAGAACGAGGATTGGAAGAAACAACCTACGTATAAGAATTCTAGATTGTACATGAAGTATTCTGATATTTTGTTAGAACAGTACGGTAGAGACCCTTATAGCGTTAAAGGTGTTATTCCTAGTCTTATCAATGATAAGTTTCCTAAATTCAAAACTCTTGGAAGAGCAGCTTCTTACAAGGTAAAAGGATGGGAGTTAGGACAACACGGTGATATTGGTTCAAACGGTAGTAGAGGTTCTTTGTTACAGTTTAGAAAATTGAATACAAAGATTGTAGTTGGTCATTACCACAGTCCAGGTCGTAAGGATGGTGCTGTAGCGGTTGGAACAACGACTAGACTACGAGTTGGGTACAATCAAGGACCAAGTTCTTGGTTACAATCACACGTTATTATTCATAACGATGGTAGAGCTCAGCATTTGAACTTTATTGATGGTGAGTTTACAACGTTTAAAATTTAAAATAAAAAGTGGAATAAAAAGTTCCACTTTTTTTTGTTTTATTAAAATAATGTTAGTATCTTTGTATTATGAAAGAAATAATTTTGGATTTTGATGGCACGTGTACGACACACGACTTTCCATTTGTTGGTAAAGATATTGGTGCTGTACCAGTATTGAAAAAACTGGTTAAAAAGGGTCATAAACTTATATTGTTTACAATGCGTAGCCATAGACCTTATATCCATTCAGATGGTAAGACAAGAGATTGTCTTCAAGATGCAATAGATTGGTTTGCAAATAATGATATTCCATTGTATGGGATAAATACTAACCCAACACAACATGAATGGACGGATAGTCCTAAAGCTTATGGTCAGCTTATGATTGATGATATAGCAATTGGAGTACCTTTAAAATTTGATAAGGAATTATCACCAAGACCATTTGTTGATTGGTTTTATTTAGAAATAATGTTAAACGCAAATAATTTAATATAATGTACAAAATACCTTTACACGTATTAGAAGGGTTGTTAAACTCTCTAGAAAAATCAAATGCAGTTTTAAAAAAACTTGCTAAACGAGACGGTTCTATAGCTATACAAGAAGCTATAAGCGAAAATGAAAAACAAATACAAATCATAAAATTTAATTACAGTTTCAATGGTAACTAAAGAACAAATTGAATTTTCAGAATTCTTAGAAATAGAAAACAAATTGGATATTCGTATCGGCAAAATAAAAGCTGCTGAACGTGTACCAAAAAGCGATAAGCTTTTGAAATTGACCGTAATCTTTGGTATAACCGAAGAAGATGAAAAAACAGTAGTTACTAACATTGGCTCTAGTGTAGAACCAGATACGTTGGTTGATTTGACAATGCCATTCATCGTAAACCTTAAACCATCAAAAATGATGGGTATTACCAGCGAAGCTATGATTGTAGTAGGTACTGACGATGCAGGTCGAATGCAAGTTGGTTTAGATTACATGGGTGTAGGAACAAAACTATTGTAAACATGGGTAAGACTATTGCATCGGGTTTGTTTATTGTCAAAAAAGACAATAAAGTTTTGATTTGTCACCCGACAAACCACCCACCAAATGTTTACAGCATACCAAAGGGTAAAGTAGAAGACGATGAAATCTTCTTAGAAGCTGCGTTTAGGGAAACATACGAAGAAACCAACTTAGACCTTAATGGTTCAACTGACTTTACAATATACCCATTGAATTCTGTCAACTATAAGCATAAGAAAAAAATGCTTTACCCTTTCTTAGTGTACGAAAACAAGAATTCTAAGTTTGATTGGGATGGGGTTGAATTGAAATGCAATTCAAACGTACCTGAGGACAGAGGTGGGTTTCCTGAAATGGACGGTTACAAATGGGTTACGTTGGATGAAGCTTCTAAAGTTTTACATGATACACAAGTTAAGTGTTTAGACAAGATTAAAGAAATAATTGAACAATGAAACTAGATTTACACGGATTAAGACATAGCGAAGTTCCAGACGTGTTAGATTCATTTGTTTGGGATTGCATTAGACTTGGTGTCGACCAAGCAGAGATTATCACTGGAAATTCGACAGAAATGAAAACAATAGTAAAAAACATATTGATGGATTACGGTTTAGAACCATGTAATTTCTTTAATTTAGGCGGTAGTGTTACCGTTGATTTTGTAACAATTTAAAATTTAATATAAATGGCTGAAGTAAAAAAAGTCTGGAATGCCGATGGTAACGCCTTGTATTTAGGGTATCCCTCACAAGAGTTTGAAAAACTCGAAAATGTAATTTACAAAGTATCTTTGGATATGTTCGAAAGACCTTATCTTTCAAAAGTTGCTGACAACTTTACGTTTGATTACAAATTATATGGTTTGGAAACCGATTTTATCAATCGTGTTATCAAAACATACAACGCAACGGATAACGGAAACTTAGGTATCTTGTTAAACGGTCTTAAAGGAACTGGTAATTGTTAAACTTTTTATAATCTTTTAGATATTTATATGTAAAAGATATTATGAATATAGTTGAACAATATGAAAGTGGTAAAAGTGCTACTAAAATTTCAAAAGAAACTGGGATTAGTTTGCACAAAGTTCTTAAACAGTTAAAACACGAAGGTGTTAAAGTTTATAACAAACAAAATGAAATTAAATGGGATGTTAATGAATTTGTTAGTTTATATAACAAAGGGTATAGTTTAGTTGAAATTGGTAAACAATTTAATTTATCTACAGCTACAATATCTAATGCTTTAAAGAAAATAAACTTTAAGGTTGTAAATAAACAAAACATAACAAAATTTAATGAAAATGTTTTTGATGTAATAGATACTGAAGAAAAAGCTTATTGGTTAGGTTTTATTTATGCTGACGGTTATGTTTCAAGTAGTAGAAACACTTTTGAACTTAGCTTGGCGTTAAAAGATATAAATCATTTAATTAAATTCGCTAAATTTATGTCATATGAAAAAAATGTTAAAAATGACGATTATAGATGTAGATTCTATGTTGTTAATAAACATTTTAAACAAACATTAATAAATTTAGGTGTTATCCCTAATAAATCATTAATATTAACATTTCCTAATTCATCACAAATACCACATAATTTGGTCAACCATTTCATTAGAGGTTATTACGATGGTGATGGTACTATTCTAACAAAAGAAACTAGCAAAGTTAAACTTAGAGTTTCTTTATTAGGTACTGAATCATTTTTAAATAGTGTTCTTAATACGATTGAAATCGATAAGAAATTATATCAAACAACGTCAAATGTTAAATATTTTTCGTTAGCGATAAAAGATTCTGAAAAATTTTTAAAATTTTTGTATAAAGATACTACTGTTTATTTGGACAGAAAATATGACCTATATAAAAAGTATTGCCGTTCTAGTCAGAAATGATTAGAATTATGAGAGGGTAAAAACGGTGAAGGCTGTGATGCTAATACCGTGCTAAGCTAACTAATTTCGAAAGGTAGTTAGACAGTGTAACGCATAGGAGATGAATAAATATAATTCTCCCACGAGTATCCTCCATCTTAACGAATAATGTCGAAGATGAAAATGTATGCTGAGCTATAGTGAAAAAGAAGCTATAGAACTATAGGATAAAAAGCTTATAGGGTAACAAAACTGAAAACTGTGAGTTCAAAACAAATTGCTAATCAGCTAAATCAGCCTATTATCATTGTTGGTGAAAATAAACCACAATATCCACCATTCTTAAATGGTATTCCTCAAAATATCACGATATTTATTGATGAGTATGAGAAGACATTTGGCAACGCGTCAAATATGCTTACAATTATGGATGGTGCATCAAATTCTGAGTATAGACGTGTGTTTTTGTTAACAACCAACGAATTGAGAGTTGAATCTAATATGATTCAAAGACCAGGTCGTGTTCGTTACCTTAAAACATTCGACCACTTGAAACCAGCTGTTATCAAAGAAATCGTTGATGATATTTTGGTTCACAAACAATTCACAAACGATTGTATTCAATTCATTTCAAGTCTTGAAACAATTACAGTGGATATTGTTAAGGCAGTGTTGAATGAGGTTAACATTCATGAAGAAGCACCAACAGCGTTTGAAACTATCTTTAACGTTAAAAAACTTAGAGGTAAGTACAATGTGTCTATTCGTGAGGAAGACGGTACACTTACTGAAATCGCTTCAAATATTGGTGTTCATCCGAGACCAATGTTTAACGAAGGTAATGTTGGTTACGGGTTAGAAGTTGATAGTGTGACAGTTGGTGAAATCGTAAGAGTTGTTAACTACAACACAGTTGAGGTTGAACCATATGAATTGGAAGACGGTTCACCAGTTGGTTTCAAAGAAAACATCATGGTTAAAATCGAAGATGCTGATTTAATAAACTACGCTTACGCTTATGATGGCTTCGGAAGTACTCAAGTTTCTAGACCTAAAAAGAAATCTTCTGATTTCCTTAAAAACAT